GCCCGAGGTGAGGAGGCTTACCAAGGTAAATTACTAGAAGCTAGGCAAAACGATTATAAGGACGAATTTGTACTTGTAATCATCTCTGCACCAATAGTTGTTTTAATGTGGGCAGTGATGTCAGACGACCCTGAAGCGATGGAAAAGGTCAAATTATTCTTTGAATATTTTCAGTCACTTCCATCTTGGTTTACAAACCTGTGGATTTTAGTCGTTGCGAGTATTTTTGGTATAAAGGGTACACAAATATTTAGGAACGGGAAGAAATAAACTAAATGAATCATGAGTGGTGGCACTGGTCTGAAGAAATCTCGCCGGCAAAAATTAAAAAGATTAATAAAACGATTAATACTAATTTAGTTGTATCTGAAGATCATCCCGCTAGCGCTAAAAAAACTTCCACAGTTAAATTTGTTAAATATGGAGACATAAAACCTTTAATTAGGGAGAATGTTGAAAACTGTTACATTATAAATTCTAGGGAGTTTAATTTTAACCTATATTATTTACAAGATCCCGATGTTTTAAACTATAATATTTATGACAAAGACAGTGAATATGATTGGCATATAGACGCCCAGCCAGGGCATGTAGAAGATATTAAATTAACCGTATTAATTAACCTATCAGACGAGCCATACGAAGGTGGAGAGTTTGAAATATGGAACGGATCTGGCCCATTGATTGTCAGTGATTTTAGCAAACCAGGTGATATTATCATGTTTAGGTCACATTTTTTACACAGGGTAAGACCGGTTAAAAAGGGTAAAAGGAAGACTTTGAGTATCTTCATGGTAGGGCCTAGATGGCAATGAGGACTTGTAGTTGCTGTTATTTTTGATATAACGGTTTAATATAACAACTATTCGGAGAATAGATTAATGGTAAACAGATTATACAATAAGCAAGTATCTCCTAAAGGATACAAAGTAGGTGGACGTGTTGCTAGAATGGGTGGTGGCATGATGATGAAAAAAAATAGTCGAGTTGGTTTAAATGGTGGCGGTGACGTTAAAAAGGCTAAAAAGAAAGCTGACTTTTCAAACACGGTATTAGGCTCAACATTTCATCCAATAACTGAAAATGAGATGAGAAGGTCAATTATAAGAAATTTTGCTTCTAAAGGAAAAAGTGGAGCTAGCACTGGAGACTTGAAAAAAGAGCATAGAGAAATAAAAGAAAGAACTTTTAAGCTGGGACTTAAACCTACTGAAATAGCTAAAATGGATAAAGAGTTTAATGCTAGATTAAAGAGAGCCACAAAGGATGCAAGGTTTGTATTAAAAAGCAGAACTGGTATGCGTTCTTACAGAAAAAGACAACAAAAAGCTAAAGCAATTGATACAGGGAGTGAAAACTAATGGTAAACAGATTGTATAACAAACAGGTATCTCCAAAAGGATACATGAAAGGCGGAAGAATAAAGAAAATGGGTGGCGGTTCGCTAAAACCTGTTGATCCTAAAACGCAAAAGGGTCTATCTAAACTTCCAAAAAAAGTTAGAAACAAAATGGGCTACATGAAAAAAGGTGGCAAAGTATAATTTATGGTTAAGAAACACCTTAAGAGTAAAACTTCAGCGATAAAATCAGTGAAGCCAACTCTAGGTAAAGAGAAAACAAAAGAGTTCTTAAAAAAAATTAGGAGCAAGAAAAAATAATGGCTGGTCCAGGTTTATACGCAAACATACACGCTAAAAGAAAACGTGGTGGTAAGA